AAATCACCAATCAATTGATTTTGTAAATGATGCAAGTTATAACGAACACATTGATATTAGAACTGGTAACCAAGTATTTAATACAAGATTTACACACGATGGCAAAGTTGGAATTGGAACAACTGGTCCATTACAGAAGTTAGACGTCCGTGGTGGTAATATATTTGTTGGTGGATATGGTGGTGGTGTTGATTATGGTATGATATTTAGTCCAGCTGATAGTGCAAGTTATTGGCACGTTTATAACGATACTGGTGGTGAATTAGTATTTGGAAGAAATATTACTATTGGTTCCAGTGAAATGGCTAGATTTGATAGTGCTGGTAATCTTGGTATTGGAACAGCTGATCCGCAAAAGAAATTACATTTAACTGGTTTGGGTAATACTGACGGTATTAAGATTCAAGGTAATGCAGCAAATACATCTATAATCATTGAAAATGATGCTAGTAGCGGAGTCCCATGGAATATTTCTTCTACTGGTGGTGGACATGGTCACGGCTCTGGAGGTTTACACTTTGGAGTATCCTTTGCATTTCCAAAGGTAAAATTTGAAAGTAACGGAAACGTTGCCATTGGTGCGCTTACTCCAGAAAAAAATCTTACAATAGGTGGTGCACAGGCCGAAGGTATTCAGTTTAACTATGATACTACAAACAGCTATAGAAATCAGATACTAAATTATTGGAATTCTAGTGCTGATACACGTATGGACTTTAATATTGCAAGAACTAGTGGTGCTACTCCTGCGACAGTTATGTCCGTTGGTTATAACTCAAATGTTGGAATTGGAACAACTACTCCAGGGTCATTGCTGGATGTCGCTGGTGAGATAAGAGGTACTATTCTTAAGGATAGAGATAACACTAATTATTATTTAGACCCTCACAGTACTAGTAACTTAAATATTCTTCTTGTAAGTAAGCTTAAAATAGATGGTAAGCAAGTACTTGATATGACAAATAATAGTACAGAAAGAGGACCATGGAATCCTATTGTTACTTCTCTTAGACATTCTGGCCGACAACTATATGGAGACGAAGACTTCTCTGATGGTACTAACAGTGTTAACGTATATAATAATGCTGGTGGTGGTGTAGTTTCTATTACACGTGAAGATGCAACTACAAACTCAGGTGGAAGTGCGCCTAATTCTTCTGGAAAGGTACTAAGAATTAATCATAATGGTGGAACATCATCTCCAGGGTTTGGTGGATTCTATCAGACTATTCCTTCAGAAGATAATCATACCTTTGTGCAAATTTTCCAAGCTAAATTACCAGTAGGTAAGAGTGTAGTTATTGCAGAAAACGCTCAAGGAAATAACAAAACTTCATACTTCCTTACAAATACTGCTGGTACTGGTAAATGGGAATGGTATGCTCGAGTATCACATTGTGGAGATTCTGGATCATTCTCTAGTGGTGGTCATGTATATGTATCTGGTGGTTCTGGAAACTTTAATTGGTATCTTGCAAGTTGTACTTGTTATGACGTAACAGAAAGCCATCAACTATTTAATAGACAATTTATAGCTGCTATGGACATGAGAGCTCCAATCTTCTACGATTATAACGATACGAATTATTATACAGATGCACATGGCACAAGTCAGTTTAACTCTTTAGTAGTTAATAGCTCTTTAGATGTTAATGAAAATGTCACACTTGCAAAAAGCGGAAATGGCCGTGGTGTATTTTTAAACTATAATACTTCAAATTCTTATAGAGGATATCACGATTGGAGAACTTTACAATTTGGTAATAACGGTGCAAATAATGTATTATTTGGAAATACTTCTACTGGAGGTTATGGAAGATTCTATACAAATGCTACGGCAATAAGTCAAACAGGTGGGGTTTCAGGCACACTTACAATGGAAATGTTGGCTGATGGAACTGTAGAAATGGCCAAAGTTGCTCCTATTACATCACAAATTAATTTTACAGGTGCATCTGATGGTACTTTCTCCTTTACAAATGCTGGAGGTGGTTCTGCTCATTATACAAACCGTGCAGGTAGAGTACTTACATCAAACTCAAGTGGTTGGCATCAAGATGGTGAAGACCCGGTTATATCAATTGTAGATAGCCATACTGGTACTGACCTTGATAGTGCTGGTATTGGTCTTTACATGCACAATGAACAAAATACTAATAGTGCATATTCTCCGGGAATCTTATTTGGAGCAAAATCAAATAGTGGTTCTTATAATAGTATGTATGGTGCTATATATGGAAGAAAAAGCGGACAAGGGCCAGATGCAAACTGGAATGCTGGAGAAATGCATTTCTTTACAGTTGATGCATCGACTTCTAGTTATGTTACATCAACGCCTGATTTAAAGCTTGCAAATCATGGTGAAGTTCATGTGAAAAAGGATGTTCGAACTCCTGTATTATATGATAGTGATAATACTTCTTATTATTTTAATGGTGCTACAACTGGAACTAGTTTAAGTCTTGCTGGGTCCTCCTTAGCGCAAAATTATAATGTTATCGCAGGGGCAGGTAATGCTCTTAAATTCTGGAATGGAAGTACATTATATCAAATTACAATGGCAGATCAAGGTACTTCTGGTTATGGTAGAGTAGCTGGAGAAACTACTTCCGATTATAATATGTACTTTAGAATGGGTTCAGGCACGAATAGAGGATTTGTATTTCAGAATAACACAACCAATGTTGCGGGTATAGATGCCTCTGGTAATGCAAGATTTGCAGCTGATGTTATAGCCTATACATCTTCAGATAAAAGATTTAAAGATAATATAACTACTATTAGCAATCCTTTAGAAAAGATTTCTAAACTAGGCGGATATACATTTACTTGGAATAAAGAACAAGACACTTATGAAGAAGGAATGAAAGATGTAGGTGTTATCGCACAAGAAGTTGAAGAAGTTCTGCCAGAGATAGTAGATACAAGAGACGACGGTTATAAAGCAGTTAAATATGAAAAATTAACAAGTTTACTTATTGAAGCAGTTAAAGAATTAAAAGCTGAAATTGATGAACTAAAAGATAAACTGAATAATAAATAGTTATAAATAGTATAGTAATATAAACACCTTGAAGGAGGACATATAATGGCAATTACATATACCTGGGCAGTTACAGGTTTAAAAAAGAAAGATGAAGGCAGTAATAAAGAAGCTGTCGTTCAAACATATTGGACAAAAACTGGTACTGATGACAATGATAACACTGGAGTATTCTCGGGTGCTACCCCATTTACATCGACAGATGCTGATCCATTTGTCTCATTTGCTGAATTAACAGAAGTAAGTGTACTAACTTGGATTAAGGCTGTTGCTGATGTTGATGGACCATATAAGGATCACATTAACGCACAAATTCAAAAACAAATTGATGAGTCAATTACTCCTGTTACTGAAGCTGCTATGCCTTGGGCACCAGCAGAAGAATCACCAGCCGAATCTGAAGAAGGCGGAGAATAATAATGGCCAAACCTAACAGCAGAAGTACTTTAATAGATTATTCGCTAAGAGCGTTAGGTCACCCCGTTATTGAAATAAATGTAGATGATGAACAGTTAGATGATAGATGTGATGAAGCACTACAATTTTATCAACACTATCATCAAGATGCAATAGAAAAAGTTTTTTTAAAACATAAAGTAACTGGATCAACATTAACCCTTACTACTGCGACTGCAGGTAACTTTAATTCTGGTGAAAAAATAACTGGAGGTACTTCAGGCGCGACTGCAACAGTGCATCCAGATACTTCCGGAAATAAAATCATATACACAATTCTAACTCACAAAGATGAAATACCATTTGTTGCTAATGAAGTTATAACTGGTAAGGATTCAAATACTACTGCAACAATTAGTAGTATAACAATTGGCGATATGGAAAATGAATATATTCCTGTCCCAGAATTAGTTACTGATGTGATTAGATTAATGCCTATTAGAGAAACCTTTGGTACAAATAATTTATTTGATATTAAATATCAAATGCATTTAAATGATATGTTTAGTTTAGGATATTTAGGTTCTTTACTTGAATATTCTATGGCACAACAATATCTATCAACACTTGATGTAGTTATAGATTCAGACGATAAGTTTACTAGTTTTGATAGACATAAGGACCAATTACGAATAGATATGGCCTGGCAAGAAGAAGTCAAGATAGGAGATTATCTTGTTGTCGAGGCATATAGAATTATAGACCCTGATACTTTTACTGATGTGTATAATGATTACTACCTTAAAAAATACTTTACTGCATTAGTTAAAAAACAATGGGGTATGAACTTATTAAAATTTGAAGGTATGCAAATGCCCGGCGGTGTTCAGTTTAATGGCCGACAATTGTTTGATGATGCAACTCAAGAATTAGAAAGATTAGAAGAAGAAGTTAGATTGAATTGGGAGCAACCAGTCGACTTTTACATAGGATAAAAAAATGCCTAGAAATGTTTACTTTTCACAGGCTGTGAAATCCGAACAAAATTTATACGAGGATTTAATAGTCGAGTCTCTAAAAATATTTGGACAAGATGTCTATTATATTCCGCGTACACTTGTAAATAGAGACAACATCTTAAATGAGGATCCTTCCTCTAAATTTGATGACGCGTATTTAATAGAGGCCTATATTGAAAATGTTGATGGCTTTGAAGGTTCAGGCGACTTATATTCTAAGTTTGGTTTAGAAATTCAAGACGAAGCTACATTTATTATATCCAGAAAGTCATGGAATCATTCAGTAGGTTTATATGAACAGAAACCCAAACCTAATGAAGGAGATTTAATATTCCTTCCTATGACTAATGCGTTCTTTGAAATAACATTTATAGAACATGAACAACCATTTTATCAATTATCTAATTTACCTGTTTATAAATTATCTTGTGCTAGATTTGAATACTCAGATGAAGATTTTGAAACTGGTATAAATGAAATAGATGATAAAACAGGGGCCGCGGCATATCAAGTTGCCATGGACCTAACAGTAACTGGTGGTAATCACTTTAAACAAGGTGAAATAGTAACACAAGAATTAGTTGCAGCCTCAGGCGGTACACCAGCAATAAAAATATTTGGTGAAGTACAAACACTATCTAAGACTACAGACATAGTTGGGTCTATTAGTGTATCAAATATAGGTGTATCAGGTTCCGATACTTATCGCGAGTTTGCAGTATCAGCCACAAAGGGTCTTATTGGTAGTGAATCTAATAATACTTGCCTTATAACAAAGGTTTATGGAATTGATGACAATGATACTAATAATGTATTCCCATCAGATTCTGCAGCACAAAATGTGGCCTTTGAACATATAGCAGATAACTTTATAGACTTTACTGAAAGTAATCCATTTGGAGACGCAACATAATGTTTGGTGGACACTATTATCACGCAACTATGAGAAAATCAGTGGCCATTTTTGGTACACTATTTAATAATTTAAGCATAGTTAGAAAAGATGGCTCTGGTGGTATTTTATCACAACAGAAAGTGCCTCTTGCGTATGGACCAAAACAAAAGTTTTTGGCCAGACTTGACCAAGACACAGGAACAGATGCGACTATGGCAATTAAGTTGCCTAGAATGGCGTTTGAAATTACATCACTTACACAAGATAGTAGTTCAAAATTAGGTAAACTAAATAAGATAGTTGAAAATAATGCGAGTGATGTAACAAAGAAAAAGACAATAGATTTTTTTACTAATTACGATATAGGTATTTCATTATATATTATGGCCAAAAACCAGGACGATGGTTTACAAATTATGGAACAAATAATACCATACTTTCAGCCAGAGTATACAGTTACTATAAAACCTGTTGATGGATTTGATTTAAAACAAGATGTCCCTATCACTTTATCCACAACAACGATAACGGACGATTATGAGGCCGATTTTCTAACAAGAAGAGTTTTAATTTATCAATTAGACTTTAATATGAAAATGAGATTTTATGGCCCAACAAACACTAATGCCAATATCATTAGAGAAGTAAATATTGATTTTGAAAAGTTTGGTACGGCAAATAATGCCGATAGATTTGAGGAGATGGACTTCACAGTAGGCGTAACAGATACGTCTGATAACTTTACTGTAACTACAACTATTGATGAAACTCCAGAAGTAGATTAATAATATGGAAAAACGAGATAAGATGAAAGCCTCTTTAGAGAAGAATTTGCCTACAGTACAAAATGATAGGCCAATTGAACTTGATAAAGATGTGAAAGATGATTATGAATTTTCACGAGACACTTACCGAGATTTAATTAACACTGGTGTTAGATCACTAGATGTTTTGGCAGAACTTGCCAGAGAATCCGAACACCCAAGAGCATTTGAAGTATTATCCAAATCCATAAAAGATATAGGTGACACAACAGAAAAGCTTATGGCTCTTCAAAAAACTAAGAAAGAGCTTAAGAAAGAAGCTGATGAATCTAAAAGGATTACCAATAATAATGTATTTGTAGGTAGTACTACTGAACTACAAAGACTTCTATTAGATGATGGTGAAAAGGATAATGTTATAGATGTCGACACTTAAAAACGCACTTCTTGGTTATTTAGGAAATCCGTCTGTAAAAAAGGATGGAGTTCAATCTCAATTTACTAAAGAAGAAGTATTAGAATATTCAAGATGTATGAAAGATCCTTGTTACTTTGCACAAAAGTATGTAAAGGTAATATCACTTGATTCTGGTTTAGTTCCTTTTACGTTATATCCATATCAGAAAAAAATGTTTAAAGAGTTTAACGATAATAGATTCAATATCGTACTTGCGTGTAGACAGTCGGGTAAATCAATTTCATCTGTTATATTTTTATTATGGTATGCGTGTTTTCACCCAGAAAAAAATATAGCCATCTTGGCCAACAAAGGTGCAGTTGCAAGGGAGATGTTATCCAGAATAACATTGGCACTTGAAAATTTACCATTCTTTCTTACAGCCAGGTTGTAAGGCTTTAAATAAAGGTTCAATAGAATTTAGTAATAATTCAAAGATTATTGCAGCTGCAACATCAGGTAGTTCTATTAGGGGTCTATCTATTAACTTGTTGTTCTTAGATGAGTTTGCATTTATTGATAATGATGGCCAATTTTATACATCAACATATCCTGTGGTTTCATCTGGTAAAGATACAAAGGTTATTATTACTTCTACTGCAAATGGAGTAGGTAATGTTTTCCATAAAATATGGGAAGGAGCACAACAAGGTACAAATGAATATAAACCATTTAGAGTTGACTGGTGGGATGTTCCAGGCCGAGATGATGAGTGGAAAAGACAAACTGTAGCGAATACTTCGGAATTACAGTTTGATCAAGAATTTGGTAACTCTTTTCATGGTAGAGGTAATACACTTATTGATGCAAACCACTTACTTACTCAAAAGGCCTGTGATCCTATATCGTATTCAGAAAATATATATCAGTATAAGGAGCCCGACCCTACACATGAATATATTATGACAGTAGATGTTGCGAAAGGTAGGAATCAAGACTACTCTACATTTACTATATTTGATATAACAACTAAACCTTTCGAACAAGTATGTGTCTTTAGAGATAATAAAATATCTCCAATGTTAATGCCTGATATAATATACAAATATGCCAATATTTACAATAAGGCTTATACAGTTATAGAAAGTAACGACCAAGGTGCGGTGGTATGTAATGGTCTGTATTATGATTTAGAGTATGAAAATATATTTGTAGAATCATCTATTAAAAGTAGTGCGATTGGTGTTACTATGACAAAAAGAGTAAAAAGAATAGGTTGTTCTACCATAAAAGATTTAATTGAACAAAAGAAACTTATGATATATGACTCGGAAACTATTATAGAAATGAGTACATTTGTTTCTAAGGGTACATCATATGCGGCATCAGCACCTAATCATGATGACCTTATGATGAACTTAGTATTATTTGGTTGGTTCTCATCTACTGATGTATTTGAAAACTTAACTAATATTAATATGAAAAATATGTTATATAGAGAGAGACTTGCCGAAATACAAGACGATATGTTACCGTTTGGATTCATAGATGACGGCGAAACTAATATAAATAAAGGTGAGAAAGGAGAAGATGGTAATATATGGTTTGAACAAGAGTGGAAACAGGGGTTTTAAATGAAAAGAAAATTAGTATCAAAATTAATGGAAAAAAGATATACACAAGAACAGTTTGCTGAACATACTAGAATGCTCGAAGAAGAAGCAGAGAATTCGTCAAACTATAAATTTGTTTACCTATGGTATGATGATCCAGAAGATCCAGATGACCCTGAAAAAACAGCAGACGACTTTATCGAAGAAGGTGAAAAATTAGGTATAAAAGCCTTTAAAGTGGATATTCAAGGTGCGTATTCAGATTTAGAAGGAACCGATAGATATATCTATGATGGTCTTGCAGAAAAAGAAAGAAAGTTTAAAATAGATAAAGACACTATAGTATTTGTAAGAGCTCCATGTACTAAAAGAAAGGCATGGTCCAATTTCTTAACACAGTTAGAGAGAGCTGGTGTAGTGTGTGTTAATACTCGTGCCTGTATGGAAATTACATCAGACAAGTATAGAACAAGTTTATATCTTGCAGAAGCAGGATTAAGTCAGCCTAAAACAGTTTTAGTACATCATCAAGAAAAAGCCATAGATGCAATGAAAAGATTGGGTGGTAAATATCCAATTATTCTTAAAACTCTTACTGGTTCGCTTGGTGTTGGTGTTATAAAAGTAGATTCAGAAAGTTCATTACATTCAACAGTTCAATTATTATATAAACTTGATCCTAATATGGGTGTATTATTACAACAAATGGTATCTGTGGAATATGATATTAGAGCCCATATTGTTGGAGGTAAATATCACGGTGCTATAAAAAGACCAGTAGTTGCAAAGGACTTTAGAAGTAATGTATCACTAGGTTCCAAACCTTCGAAAATAGAATTAACTGATTTAGAAATAGAACATTGTGAAAGAGCTGCAAAAGCAGTAGATGGTTTATGGGTAGGAGTTGATATATTTCCTTCAAAAAATAGAGAAAAAACACCACCAATGTTTATAGAGATTAATTCAACCCCAGGAACAAAGGGTTATAGAAAGGCTACAGGCGAAAATCTGGCCAAAAACATACTAATTAAGTTTAAAAATCGTGATATGTGGTTAAAACCTAATACATATACTTCAATGTATGATGAATAAGAGTTAGGATATAGTTCCTTATAAATAATAGTAGTGAAAATTCGTATTATGAAACATATTAACTAACTCAATTTGAGAGGATAAAGCGATGGCATTTCAAGTATCACCAGGCGTTCAGTTCAAAGAAATTGACGCAACGAACGTCGTACCGGCAGTCTCATCTTCTATAGGTGGATTCGCTGGCAGCTATAATTGGGGTCCCGTAGAAGAAATCAGAACAGTCTCATCTGAAGACGAAATGGCTTCTGTTTTCGGAACACCGGATCACGTTACAGCTAAATACTTTTTAACTGCATCATCTTTTCTAAAATATGGTAGTTCACTTAAAGTTGTCAGGGTAGGAACAGGGCTTTTAAACGCTGTTTCAACTGATGATGAAGCAGGTGCAGGTACACCTTTACTAATTAAAAATGACACAGACTATTCTGGCAAAACAATCGATGGTGTTTGGGCTGCAAAATACGCTGGTGCATTAGGTAATAGTTTAAAGGTAGAAGTTTGTACTGCAGGCGGTGGATTTTCTGGTTGGGCTTACAAAGGTAACTTTGCTGAAGCTCCTGGAACATCACCTTACGCAGGAAACATTACCGCATCTGTTGCAGATGAATTACATATTGTAGTAATAGATGAAGATGGTTTATTTACTGGAACAAAGGGACAAGTGTTAGAATCTTTTGGATTCTTATCACAAGGTCTTGATGTGAAAGATATAAATGGATCATCTGTGTATTATAAAGAAGTAATTAATAATAAATCAGACTATATTTGGTTTGGAGAACATGATGATGTACTAGCAGAGGCGGGTCAAGCCGTTTCAGCAGTTGGTGCAGCATTTACGTCACCAAGTACAGTTAAAACATACTCACTTACAGGTGGATCCGATGCAACTTCTGTTGCAACTGGTGACATTACAGGTGGTTTAAATCTATTTGCAGATGTAGATACAGTTGATGTAAATCTACTATTTGCATTTCCAGATGCAGACACTCAAAACACTATAGGTGAAAAATTAATTTCAGTATGTGAAGGAAGAAAAGATTGTATGGCATTTATTTCGCCACCAATCGACGACACAAAAAACGCAACTACTCCAGTTGATAATGTGTTGGCATATGAAGGTCAATTAACCGCATCATCATACGCTTCACTTGATTCAGGTGCAGTATATGTGTATGACAAATATAATGACGTATATGATTGGATAGGTTCTGCAGGTTTATGTGCAGGCTTATGTGCAAATGTAGACAACGTGGCTGACGCATGGTTCTCACCAGCAGGTGTGAACAGAGGTCAACTATTAGGAGTCGCAAAACTTGCTCATAATCCAACAGCAACGCAAAGAGACCAACTTTATGTAGGTAAAGTTAATCCATTAGTATCTTTCCCAGGACAGGGAACTATGTTATTCGGAGATAAAACTCTTGCTGGAAGAGCTTCTGCATTTGATAGAATCAATGTAAGAAGATTATTTGTCGTATTAGAGAAGTCAATTAGTACTGCTGCTAAAGCACAACTATTTGAATTCAACGATGAATTTACTAGAGCTCAATTTAGGAACTTAGTTGAACCATTTTTGAGAAATGTAAAAGGTCGAAGAGGTTGTGAAGACTTTAGGGTAGTATGTGACTCAACAAATAACACATCAGCAGTTGTTGATGGTAATAAGTTTGTTGCAGATATATACATTAAGCCTTCAAGATCAATCAACTTTATTACTTTAAACTTTGTAGCCACAAGATCCGGGGTTGAATTCTCGGAAATAGCTGGTAATTAATAGGAGACAGACATGGCAATTTTAGGAATTGATGATTTTAAATCAAGACTAACCGGTGGCGGTGCTCGTGCGAATATGTTCAAGGCAACCTTGAACTTTCCAGGGTATGCTGAAGGCGACGTCGAACTATCATCTTTCATGTGTAAGGCTGCTCAATTACCCGCATCAGTACTTTCACCTGTAGAGGTTCCCTTTAGAGGTAGAAAACTGATTATGGCTGGAGACAGAACATTTGAACCGTGGAATATTACGGTTATTAATGATACTGACTTTAAAGTAAGAGACGCCTTTGAAAGATGGTCAAATGGTATTAACCAACACAACGCAAATGTTGGTTTGGCCAATCCTAATGATTATATGGCAGATATGATCGTTGAACAATTAGATAAAGAAGGTAACCCTGTAAAAGAATATACTTTTAGAGGAACTTTCCCAACTAATATTTCTGCAATTGATCTTTCTTATGAAAATGAGAATACAATTGAAGAGTTCACGGTTGAACTGCAAGTACAATATTGGGAATCAAATACAACTTCATAAGAGGTTATAAATACTATTGAAAGAGAGACTT